GTTCGATCCAGATGACGACAGCGGGCGAGCAGATCAACGGAGCGCTGAGACTGTTGGGCGTCCTCGCAGAGGGCGAAACGCCCTCGGCCGAGACCTCGCAGGACGCGTTGATGGCGCTGAATCAGATGATCGACTCGTGGAACACCGAGCGGCTGTCGGTATTTTCGACACAGGACCAAGTTTTTAACTGGCCGTCCGGCGAGCTGTTCCGCACGCTTGGCCCGACCGGCAATTTCGTAGGCAATCGCCCTGTTCTGCTGGATGATTCGACTTACTTTCGTGACCCGCAGACCAACGTCTCCTACGGCATAAAATTCATCAATCAGCAGCAGTATAACGGTATCGCTGTAAAGACAGTGACCAGCACCTATCCGCAGGTCATCTTCGTCAACAACACCTTTCCCGACATCCAGATGTATGTCTACCCGCGCCCGCTGCGGCTGCTGGAGTGGCATTTTATCTCGGTGCAGGAACTGACCGAACCGGCGCAGTTGGCGACGCCGCTGACATTCCCGCCGGGCTATTTGCGGGCGTTTCGCTATAATCTTGCGTGCGAAATTGCGCCGGAGTTCGGCGTCGAGCCATCCGCGCAGGTGCAGCGGATCGCGATGTATAGCAAGCGCAATCTGAAGCGCATCAACAACCCCGACGACATCATGGCGCTGCCTTACAGCATTGTCGGCACACGTCAGCGCTATAACATCTACGCTGGAAACTACTAATGAAGACGCCGATCCTCGGCTCCAGCTATGTCCTGCGCAGTCCTAATGCGGCTGACAGCCGCATGGTCAATCTCTATCCTGAGATTGTGCCGGAGGGCGGCAAAGAGGCCGCTTGGCTTCAGCGCGCGCCGGGGCTCCGTCAGCTCGCCGTGTTTCCGACCGGCCCCGTGCGTGGGCTCTGGCAGTATGGCGACTATGGCTACGCCGTCGCGGGCACCAAGCTATATCGCGTCGATACGGACTGGACTTACCACGAACTCGGCACAGTAGCCGGCGCAGGCCCGGTCAACATGGTCGATAACGGCACGCAGCTATTCATCGCTGCGGGCGCTAACGGCTACATCTACAACAACACCAACGTAACGCTGAGCTGCAACACGACCAACGGTTCGCCCACTGTTACGACCGCTGACACATCTCTTATATGGGTCGGCCTTCCTGTCACGGGCTCGGGCATTCCGGCCAGCACGACGGTCTCCAGTATTACGGACGGAACGACTTTTGTTCTGTCGGCCAACGCTACGGCTACGGCTACGGTCGATTTGACGTTCTTGCCGCTGTTTAGCGACATCACAGACCCTGATTTTCCGGGCGCGATTGGCGTCGGATTTATCGACGGCTATTTCGTATTCAACGAACCGAACAGCCAAAAATTCTGGGTCACCGCGCCCTATAACGGCCTGTCCATCGACGCGCTGGACTTCGCCAGCGCGGAAGGCTCGCCGGACAATCTGGTCACGCTGATTGTCGACCACCGCGAGATCTGGCTGTTTGGCGTCAACACCGTCGAAGTCTGGTATAACGCCGGCACGCCTGACTTTCCGCTCGCGCGCATCCAAGGCGCGTTTAATGAAATAGGTTGCCTCGCCGCCTATTCGGTCGCCAAACTCGACAATGGTCTGTTCTGGCTCGGGCGCGACGCGCGCGGTAACGGTATCGTCTACAGGTCCAAAGGTTACTCGGGCGAGCGCGTCTCGACGCACGCGGTCGAGTGGCAGATCCAGCAATACACCACGCTTAACGACGCCGTGGCCTACACCTACCAGCAGGACGGCCACAGCTTCTACGTTTTGAACTTCCCCACGGCTAATACGACGTGGGTCTATGACGTGGCGACCGGCGTCTGGCATGAGCGCGCCGGGTGGGAAAACAACAACTTCACGCGTCATCGCGGCAACTGCCAGATGAACTACAACAACGAAATCGTCATCGGCGATTATGTCGGTGGCGGTTTGTTTGCTTATGACTCAACCGTCTACACCGAAGCGGGCTCTATCCAGAAGTGGCTGCGGTCGTGGCGCGCGCTGCCTACGGGCCAGAATGATCTGAAGCGCACCACGCAACATAGTCTGCAACTTGACTGCGAGGCGGGCGTTGGGCTTACGGGCGACGACTATCAATATCTTAATGATCAGCACTTGACTACAGAACTAGGCGAATGGCTGCTGACCGAAAACGGCGATTACATAATGACGCAGGGCGCGCCATTGGCTCCGGGCGTCAATCCGCAGGTCATGCTGCGCTGGTCAGATGACGGCGGCCATACATGGTCGAACGAGCATTGGAAGTCGATGGGCCGCGTCGGGCAATACGGTTACCGAACCATCTGGCGGCGGCTTGGCATGACTTTGAAAATCCGCGACCGCGTGTATGAGGTGTCAGGGACCGATCCGGTCAAGATCGCGATCATGGGCGCTGAACTTATATTGAGCCCAACAAATGCCTGATATTGCGAACAATACACAGATCCCGGCGGCGCGGGTTCCGATATGGGATAAGCTGACTAATTTCGTCACCCGCGAATGGTATAGGTGGTTTTATAACACCTACATCGCGGTCGAGGCCGGCCGGCGATACGGCTCATTTTACAGCACGACGACGTTCACGCCCGCTGCGACAAATACGGCCTACGCGTTGACCTTTGACCAAACATATACACGCGCTGACGGATCCAACGTAGTCTACGGCGTCTATATCGGGACGCCATCGTCGAGAATATATGTAGACAACATAGCTACGTATAATTTTCAGTTTTCGGCGCAACTCAGGCAGACTTCTGGCGGCACGCATAATATTTATATCTGGCCCCGCGTGAACGGCGTCGACGTCGATGACTCCGCCACGCAGATTACGATGAGCAGCGGCGCAAATGCGGCTACTGTCGCCGCGTGGAATTTCGTGCTAAATCTTCAGGCGGGCGATTATTTTGAGCTGATCTATTCGGTTAGCAGCACAAATATTCAAATCCCCTATGTGGCGGCGGCTAGCCCAGTCCCGGCGATCCCTTCGGTCATCCTGACCGTAACCAGTTGTGTAGGTGCATAATGGCTGTCATCACCCCCATACCCAAGACTCAGTTCATCGGTGCTGACGGCGCTCCTCTGGTCGGCGGTAAGGTCTACACTTATCAGGCCGGCACGACGAGCCCGCAGGTTACATATACGGATTCGACCGGATCGGACGCTAACACGAACCCGATCATTCTCGACTCGCGCGGCGAGGCGAATATCTGGCTCGGTGAGGCGACGTATAAATTCAAGCTGACCGACGCCAATGATGTTGAGATCTGGACGGTCGACTATATCTCCGCCCCGACGACGGCCGTCTCGCCGGTTCTGACCGGCAACGTCACGATCTCGACCGACTCGTCCGGCCCGGCGCTCAAGATAACGCAGACCGGCACGGGCGACGTTCTGCGCGTGCAGGACAGCGTCGACCCCGACCTTACGCCTTTTGTCATCAACGCGGCCGGGCTGGTCGGGCTCGGGACCGTCGCTCCGGCCGAAGCGCTGGACTTAGATAATAACGGGCGCATACAGTTTTCGGCTAACGGCACGCCGCGCACGGTTATCTCGGCCGACGCCACCAACTCGACTATAGATGTCCGTGACGCCCGCAACCTTGTCTTGCGTGTTAATAGCGGAAATCGTCTGACGATTGCCAGCACGGGCATGACCACGCTCGCAAATGGCCTGACCGTATCGGCCAGCGGCGCGGCGATCACGGGCAATAGTTCGGTAGCAGGCACGCTTACGGCTACGACATTCTCGGGGGCTTGGGAGAACTTGCCCGCCGGCACCGTCATGCTGTTCGTGCAGACTTCAGCTCCGACCGGTTGGACTAAGTCCACGGCGCATGACAATAAAGCGTTGCGCGTAGTGTCAGGCTCCGCCTCGTCAGGCGGTAGCGTCGCGTTCACGACGGCGTTTGCTTCGCAGGCTGTGACCGGTACGGTCGCCAGTTACACGCTGACGACGGCCGACATTCCGTCGCATAATCATAGCGCCACCAGCACCAGCACCAGCTCTAGCACCAGCTCGGTAACGGATTCTGGTCATACGCACCCATTTACTACTTTTTCTACCGCAGGCTTGGCGGTGCAAGGCGGCGTCGTTGGCATCAACTACATAACGGCGTCAACAGGCGGCACTACTTCCAGCGCTACAACCGGCGTAACGGTAGGAACTACCACCACAACCTCTACTTCTACGTCTATCGGCAACACGGGCGGCGGCGGCGGCCATGCGCACGGCTTCTCCGCGCCGAACATAAACCTCGCCGTTCAGTATGTAGACGTAATCATAGCGACGAAAAACTAATGGAACTCAAAAACGGAACCTTCTGTCCGCTCATCAAAAAAGACTGCGTGCAATTAAAATGCGCGTGGTTTACATTGTTGCGCGGGGTAAATCCCAATACGGGCAAAGAAATAGACGAATGGATATGCGCTATTACGGCCATGCCTATGCTTCAGATTGAAGTGGCAAAGGAAGTCCGTCAGGGCGCAGCCGCGACCGAGTCTTTCCGTAATGAAGTGGTTGCTATATCATCGCAACCCGTCACGCCGCTCATCGGCAGGAGCTAACAATGGACCCTTTCACCTTAGCCCTTCTCGGCAGTTCCGCCGCCAGCGGTCTGGGGTCCGTTCTGGGCGCTCGCGCCTCGGGGCAGGCGTCGCAAGCGCAGTCGCAAGCAGCCACACTGTCGGCGCTCATTCAGGCGCAACAGGCCGAACAGGCTCGTCAGGACATTCTGCACGGGCAAGGGCAGGCGACCACGGCGCTCCGCGAGGCGCAGGCTCCGACGCTGGAGGCTCTGCGCACGTCTTCGCAGCAGGCGCAGGATATGTTGCGCGGCGGCACAACGGCCGCCTCGGCTGAGCTGGAGGCGGCTCGACGCGCGGCGATTGATCCTCTTCTTCAGGCGCAACAAGCGCAGCAACGCGCATTGATGGGCGGTCAGCGTCAGGGGCTTGGCGCTCTTGGCGGCGCTTTCGGTATGCAAGCCGGCTATCAGCAGCCATATGTGTCGACGGGGGCGGGCGCGCAAAATCAGCTCGCGGCGCTCTATGGCGTCGGCGGCGATGTCAACGCGCCGGGTTACGGCTCGGCTATGCGTCAGCCGACGCTCGAAGAACTTCAGATGGACCCCGGCTATGCGTTTCGCATGGCCGAAGGCCAGCGCGCTATGCAGTCGACGCTTGGCTCGTCGGGTATGCGCGGCTCGGGCGCAGCGCTGAAAGCCGCGACGCGATATGGACAGGAAGCTGGCAGTCAGGAGTATCAGAACGCCTACGCGCGGTTTATGGCGAATCGTCAGGCTGCGCTGTCCGGGCTTCAGGGCCTTGCGGGCTCGGGTCAAGGCGCGGCGAATGTTATGACTCAGGCGGCGGGTAATCTCGGCACGGGCGCGGCGGGGATATTCGGCACAACGGGCGCTAATTTGGCCAACATTTACGG